AACCACTCACCTTGGCCGAAAATGGCCTCCATAATTTCAGCATGGCGGGTCTCAATGGCTTGCTGTGTAGCTGGAGAGATGATACGGCTACGCTCACTCTCACGAGTCTTGTCTTCAGCAGCCCACTGACCACGGAAGATACGCTCATATTCTAACCACAGATCAAGGTAGTTCTGGTCTCGGTAGTCACGCCACCTGTCAGTGTGTTCGACAACCCAACTAACCAACTCTTCGTCGGACTCGGTAGGTTCGTCGTACTGACTATCCTCAACTTTATCGTTCATATGTCAATATCCTGTTAAAATGTCCATTGGTTCAAAGTCGTCCTCTTCATAGTCAGGAACGAAGCTATTAAGAGCTAACTGCTCAATGTACGCTAAGGCATCCACCAAGTCATCATGTACCCCTTTGGTAGGGAACATCAAAAGCTGGTCTTCAAAGTCAGCCCAATCACCTTCCTCGTTGAGGGTGACCTTACCATGCTCCATACGACCTTGTAAGGCCCAAATGATACGGTCAGTCTTCTTCTTGTTACCATGAGTCAGGGTCTGGATATGAGCAAAGGTATTGTATTGACGCATCATGTCTTGCAGGATGGTTAAGGCAGCATTCTTAGCTGTTCCTCGCTCAATACCGATAGCCAATGGCTGATAGTCCTTAATGACCTTCAGGATACGCATACAGGTATCTTTGATGTCCCAACGACCATGCTCAATCTTGTTAACCCACCAATCACCGTTATCCTCTACCTTCACGATAGCGATAGCTGATTCATCCAGTCTCTTCTTGTTCTGAGAACCATCTGATATGTCCTCAAAGCCAGCCAAGTCGATAGCAATGATATAAGACCCTTGCTTAGGCTCTGGGCCTTTCTTGATCCATTCAGCCTTGAAGATGTCAGAGCCTGAGGTATCGAAGCTAGACAGGTATTCCTGCTTGAATGCAAAGCTACTCAAGGTACGCTTGGCAGCAGCAATCTCTTTAGGGTCAATGGTCTCGTTATCAGCGGTAGTCTTATGCCAAGACTTCCACTCATCATCCGTACCTTCTTTGCCTAGTTTAAAGACATCGTAAAACCAGTTACGACCAGAAGGAGTAGAAATGAATAAAGCTCTACCTTTCTTGTCCGACAGAGCAGCACGGATAACCTTCTCCCAAATCTCCTGCTTAATGAAAGCACATTCGTCCAGTACCACGTAAGTAAGGGACACACCACGAAGACTATCGGGGTTATCAGCACCTCGAACCAGAATCTTTCTTCCGTTGACAAGACTAATCTCTAAGTTGTTAATATGTGAGGACTTGATCACTGGACGACCTAAGTCATGCAGCAAGTCCCAGATGATCGTACGGGCTTGTCCCAACGTGGGAGCAATGTACATCACCGCAGAGCCTTCAGGACAGTTTAAAGCCTCGATAAGCAGTGTTACAGCAGATAGCCTAGACTTACCACAACGACGACCAGCAGCTACCACCTTAAAGCGGGTAGAGTCTTTAAAGACCTCTTGTTGCCAATTAAGGAGTTTAAAATCTAACGTGGTCATTTAATAGAATAACCAAAAGGGTCTTCATACATAACTTCAGCGGGGTTCTGCATCATGTTTGTTGTCCACTTCTGGGCTTTATCTAACGTATTCAAACCAGCTTCATCAGGATCAAAATTAAACTGACGCATAAAGAACTCCTTCCAAGCAGTCTCGTGCGTAGGAGCCTTTAACATACGTCCTGACTTATCCGAGGACATGAAGTGAGGTTTGTTGTCTGTAGGATCAATCTTAGACTGCATATTGTCTAAGAAAGCTCCTCTGTAATCGTAGTCCGGGCTTTCTAAGATCATTTCCAAAACACGATTGTTATCCATTCTCTCTATAGGTGTATTGTTCTCTTTAGCAATATCTTCCTTGATACTCTTGAAGAGATCAGTACTAGACAACCAATTACGGAACCCTACTTCTTGTTCAGGTTTTAAGGTGGTCATTTCCCAAGGAGTCTTTGTAAACTCTTGATAAGCTGTAATCCAATCACTCATTGTCTATGTCCTTCATTTGCACATCTGTAATGTCTTCTAAGGTTTCTATAGTAGGTGATGACAAACCAGTAATGTTGATGCTGATCTGAGGGGTTCCACCACCTTGCTTAGCTGTTTCAAACGCTGAGACAGGAACAATCCTATCGACAATCAGCTTCCATGCAGCAGCTTGGTTCTTATGTTCATCATTCAGAGCAGCATCGTATATAGCCTCTAAGACCTTAGCACTCTTAGGCGAGTTAAGCATACGTAGCTTGTACTCATTGATAATTGCAGCTTCACCTTTAGGACGACCAACTGATCTACTTTCCTTGATTTCAGTAAGTTCTGATTTCTTGGGTCTTCCTGCTTTTCTACTTTTTTCTTCCATTTTGTCTTTATCCTTTCTAAGGGAGACAACCCATTTAGCTATAGACAAAACATCTATGCTTAAAGTACTTTAAAGGAACGTATAAGTTAAGAACTTTATAAGTTAATTATTATAAGTACTTGTTGTAAGTATTTAACTTATACATTCGTTGTATCCAACTGTACAGATTCCTGCTAAGTCTAGTACGTCCAACCAAGCGTACTAGAACTATCATTACCTTATATGTAAATTATATCATGGATGTATATTGACTTGCAATGCTATCCCTTATGATTTATCTAAGATATTTATTCTTTTACAATCTTTTACATCTGGATGATATCGTTACTGGTCACCATTTAAGCCTTGACTTACACACTCAGTCTAGTTTTGTCTAATCCTTTGTCTGACAACGGTTTAGCGACTTTAAGCATACCATCTAATCTGTCCCCAATTAATTGCTTTATTGCCTTTTTTGTGAACTTTGTAGGCTCCCACAAAAGTATTCTCCTATGACTACCCCTCCCCCCCTGTCTTTGCTGCACTGCAACATGACTCTAATGACTCGATGGTCAGTAAGATAGTAAGTACACTTAGTAGTCACAGGCTATACTGGTCAGTCATACGTAGTACTACGTAGTCACGTACTGACTAACGGGTTAGTAACGGTAATGAGAATCATTCTCAATAGTACATAAGTGAGGGATGATGTAGGACCTTATACGCTATACCTATAACGTACACCTATACGTTATACCTATCAAGTAACTATCACGCTACTATCTAGTCACCTATCTATAGGTCTATGTCTATATAGATACGGCTCAGAGAATGTCAGCGGTAGCGTTACAAACTGTTACACTTAAAGGTCAACAAAGCATTGACAATGTGCGTTATGTCTATATACTTCATACATCAGCAACAAACAGAGAGATAACATGGATCATCTATCAGCACTGCAACTCAGACTGTCTAACGAACGTATTAGATTAAGTCAAGCAACTAACAAGGGTGAGATTGAATTACGTACAGTCTGGGTAAAGCAACTGGAAAAGGAAATACAGGGAGAAGTAAAGTTCTTAGCTCAGCACAATACAATGTCTGATGATGAACTACTGAAAGAATTGTTAGGGTAAGCACCTATAAAATAGTTCTTGACAGTCACTCAAACAAGCATACAATCAACACACTAACCACCAAGGAACACACCATGAAACACAGTCAACACACACAAACCTACACACCAGCACCAGCAGAGTCCCGCATCGAGGGCATCATCATCACAGTATCTTGTATCGCTTGCTTCGCCTTTGTTGGTGTCTTGCTTGCTTATCGCGGGTAACATAAGCGACAGTTTAGACTGCTGTGGTGTGACAGACTACAGTGGCCTACATTGACAGTAGGAAATCCCGCCGATGATGTATCGGTAACAACTCTGGAAACTATCATGCAAGCTATTCAAACCAAGTATCTCTCCGCAACCAACGCCAAGGGTTCACGCATAAAAGCCACTTGCGCTGCTGGTTCGGTGACCATTGACTATCCACATGATCTTTCAGGCATGGCCTGCCACGCTAAGGCAGCATACGCCTTGCTCGCCAAAATGCACTGGGATTACAAACTTGTCGGCGGGCATCTTGCTGATCAAAGCTATGCCTTCGTGATGGTTGATCCATTGTCTAACGTCTAATTAGGGGTCTACCATGCCAATAATTAAAACACTCAACAAATCATCCTTCATCGATGCTTTCACACACTCATCACGCAAGGATCAATTCTCATATGAGGCACTGGAAGCCATCTTTGACTATCTGGAAGACTACAGCAACGATACAGGCGAGAATGTAGAGTTGGACATTGTGGCGATCTGCTGCGAATGGTCGGAGATGACATGGCAAGAGATTGCCTTGTCTTACGATGTTGATCTGGCATCATGCGAAGATGATGATGAGCGCATTGGTGAAGTAGAGGATTTCCTTTGCAAGAATACACAATGGTGCTCATTGTCCGATGGTTCCTTTGTCTTTGTACAATTCTAAGGGGTTCACCATGTCACGCTACATCGTCCAATTCAAAACATCCGGAATAGTGGCCTTTAGCGCCACTGAGCGAGCCATCTGCCAGCATTGGTACGAATGCAACAATTACGGGCCTGATGTGGCCTATACAGACCCTGAGACAGGCGATATTGTCCCTGACAAGTGGGTAAGAGGTG